TAACAGGTTCAACTTTTTTCGTGCTACCCTTACACCACACGGAAGACCAACTCCGCGCTGGGATTCGAACCCAGACCCTCTTTTTCTAAGAAAGATTATTTTGATTGCTGAAATGAACCTAAAGGTCAAACTTGGTGCCTATGACTGGATTCGAACCAGTAACACATGGATTTTCAATCCACTGCTCTACCATTGGAGCTACACAGGCAATATACTTTTAAATTGGTGCCCCAGATGGGACTCGAACCCACACGTCCTTTCGGACACAGCGACCTCAACGCTGCGCGTCTACCAATTCCGCCACCGGGGCATGTACCATATAAAAGCACTCTCGAATGCAGGCCTAGAAGGAGACTGAGCTCTGAGACCGTTGCGTATGCATCCACGTGGATCTCATCTTCCGCTTTGACTTATACCAAGAATACTTTCATGTGGGGGGTAGTACGAGAATCGAACTCGTGATAACGGAATCACAACCCGTGGTTTTGCCACTAAACTAACTACCCCATAATAAATTTGCAAGCCTGGGACCATCAGGTTTATTCCCAGTGTTCAGACGTTCAGAGCCGGACTTCCTAACGTCGAGTTCACCATGGCATGCTACTTGGGCTTCCTTCAGTTCTCCATCCTAGGGACTAGGGGAATCGCACCCGAACCTTTTTTCATCTAAGGACCTTCGAAGAATCCTGTCGACGGAATTTCACTTGCTAGCGCTTACAAAACTTGGAGTGTGAAGCTGGATTCGAACCAGCACCTGTACCATACATATTCGCTCCGCCGAGCTATTGAGGGACTCGAACCCTGGACCGGATGCCTCCGTGCGTGGCCATCACGCTTTTCACACATAACCTTTTGGTGCTCACGTCGAGCCTCGAACTCGATCCTCCGCGTTACGAGGGCGGCATACCACCAACTAATACTTCGCGAGCAAAAATACTGGAGCTCCCTAGCAGAATCAAACTGCTGTTCTCGGACTACAAAACCGATGTAATAAATCACTATACGAAAGGAGCATAAACTGGTGCGGGGTAAGGGAATCGAACCCTTAACTAAACGTTGGCAACGTCTGATTTTACCATTAAACTAACCACGCATTAAAATTGGAATCTGGGGTCGGATTTGAACCGACGACTTTACGGATTTGCAATCCGTTGCAATGGGCCGCTCTGCCACCCAGACATCTAACTTTGGTCAGGGAAGGGAGAATCGAACTCCCACCTCGAGTATCCAAGACTCGTCGACTACCACTATCCTATTCCCTGAAAATTGCTGGCACAAACTTGGGACTCTTACCCCAGTGTTTCTCAACTTGGCAACAAGCTGACGCAGGACTTATCTGCAAAGACTAACCGCGGTGCCATGGTTGTCTACTACTTACTTTTCGGTTAATTACGCCGATTAATTCATTTGGTCTCCGATGAGGGATTTGAACCCCCACCACATGCTCCCAAAGCATGGACGCTACCAGGTTACGCCAATCGGAGAATAAATACTTCTATGGCATTCGACGACAATTATAACCTCAAACTACTTTATCAGCTAGCTGATGGTCGCTCATACAACGAGACTAAAAAGTCCACGTGTGTAGATGAGTTCGTCGAAACCCACCCACCGATTCCAAAAGAATTCAAACTCGATGGGACTTTCAAACAAATCAAATACAGATTCGTCTTCAAGTAACTGGTGGACGCGACTGGAGTCGAACCAGTAGTGCCTGTCAAAGGCGGCGGGTTTACAGCCCGCTGGGGTTACCAATTTTCCTACACGTCCAAAAATGGTGGATGAGGTAGGGATCGAACCTACTTGCCGAAGCCACGGGGTTACAGCCCGCTGCCCTACCATTAGAGCATCTCATCCATTATACAACAGGATAGTTTTGTCGACTATGACAAATTAACAGTTTGGTAGTCTTTTGTTGTTGCAGAACCTATCCTAAAACTATATGAGGCCATGCGAGCCCATCTGCATGCTTAGGCTTTTCGTCTTCTCGTACCAGCTGGCTCTTACGACTGTGGCGTCACCTCAATTTGGAGCGGGGTGCGGGAATCGAACCCGCAACTCTTACTTGGAAGGAAAGTGTTTTACCACTAAACTAACCCCGCATTATACTTTGGTCCGTCCGGAGGGATTCGAACCCCCACCTCTCGACTTCGTAGGACGGAACATTCTCCAATTGTGCTACGGACGGATTAAAAATTTGGTGGACCGTAGGAGAATCGAACTCCTACCCGAGGCTTGCAAAGCCACTGTGCTCCCATTATCACCAACAGCCCAAATTTTCTAAAGCACATCTATCGGAATTGAACCGATGACCGGAGCCGTGCTCCAGCTATGCTCCACATAACGGCGTAGCCTCAGCCGCGATGTGCTTTAGAAAAATGACTTGTAATTTATCTCATTATACGCGACAAGTCAGCGCGAGGCTTGGATTATACACTGCATTACCATATTATGCTACTCTTCATCAGGGTTGGAATCGAACCAACATCTGTGTATAAATTTGGTGCCCACGGTCGGATTCGAACCGACACTGTTCGGCTTCTAAGACCGTTGTCTCCTACCAATTGCACTACGTGGGCATGTTCAACAGGATCCGCTTTGCTTTTCACAGCCAAAAGTGAAATGTTTTGTTTTGCTGAAAGGATCCTAAAAATGGCGGGGCATTACATTACTGCAGTATAAATTCGTTGGACAGAATTATCTTTTTTGCCCCATAACTGGCTCCGGATGTGGGAATCGAACCCACCTAACCATTGATTAACAGTCAAGCCCATGCACCTTGCTCGGGTTTTCCGGAATAAATTTTATGGTGTCAACAGATCAAGCAAGGGCGTGTGACCATTGTACTCGAACTGCCTACCATATAGAAACACACTAACACCTCACGTTGAATATTACTACAGGTTGCGATCCTTTAGTAGTAAGGGCGGTTACTCACGTCCCAACAGTTTCGACGCTGTTGTTAAGGATCCATCAGTATGTTTTTATATGGTGGGTCGACAGGGATTCGAACCCTGACTCTTACCGGTTAAAAGCCGGATGTTTTAGCCATTAAACTATCAACCCATATTGGTCCCTCGCCCAGGATTCGAACCTGGACCTTGCTGATTAAGAGTCAGATGCGCTAACCATTGACGCCAGCGAGGGTTGTTGTCGTAATTGTTTTGATTTTACGTGCCAACCCTAGACCAATACGGGATCTAAGGCGACACTACTGTTTCGTAGAAACTTTCATAGTGGTGCTCCTTTTTAAATTTAACCTCATTGAAATGCTCAATCTGAACACTTTAATGAAGTCCCGAAGAATAGTCAACGGGCTTCTGGTTTTGCGATTTGCGAACCGCTTTGTTCGTCTTACGGTGTGATCCGGCTTTGCGGAACAACGCAGCAGCAACAAATTGATTACGCTCTCTTGGAATGCGCTTTGTCTTCATTACTATCTCCTTAAAACTGGCAGGGGGCATGAGGATCGAACTCATCTTCCTACGGTCAAAGCGTAGTGTCATCACCAGATGACAAGCCCCCAACAAAACAACAGGATACTTTTTTTAGTGAACGAGTTTCAATCGTTTGTCGTACCTTACGACGGATTTGGAAAGCTCCAAATGTAGGAATCGAACCTACTGACTTTTAAGTCATTGCTGTAAGTATCCTAAAACTGGTACTGCGTATGGGTAACGATCCCATCTAGTCACCTTGAAAGGGTGATGACCTCACCTGAAGTCGAACGCAGTATAAATTGGCACCGTAGACGGGAATCAAACCCGCCACATCCTCATAGACAGTGAGGTATCCCCATCAGAGGATCTCTACGGTATAAAACATGGTACCCAGAACAAGAATCGAACTTGTGATAAGCGCTTATCAAGCGCACGTTATACCATTTAACTATCCGGGTAAAAACTCTTGGCGCCTCGTATCGGGATCGAACCGACGGCCTCATGCGTGACAGGCATGCGCTCTAACCAGCTGAGCTAACGAAGCATTCCATTAATTAAAATCTCTGCACTATTTGCTATGCCTCAACACGCTTTACTGCAGTCTTACGGTTTATTGACATAGTTACATAACGCATGTACTGTGCCTCCGAGCTTACAGAGATTTTAATTAATGGTAGTGCGTACGAGAATCGAACTCGTCTTTCCGCCTTGAAAGGGCAGCGTCCTAAACCGATAGACGAACACACCATAAGCCATATCAAAACATACTCATACATTCATCGACGCTGACACATCAACTTTTCGCGGTCTGTCAGGACCACCGCAGACATACATGCCCCAATTGGCAAGCATGAACGCGTAAGCATATTTTGGTATGGCCTCTGTAGGAGAACAAGCCCCTACAGAAACCACCATCCACAAATTGTGAAAGAACTTTTACTGCTAAGAGACTCGATGATCTCTTATGCAAAATTATCTCAGACTCAATTGTAATCTAATACAACGTCAATGTCAACAGCATTTGTAATTAATTTTTCAATCAACTCATTTGCTTCATTCGATGCGTGAACTATCTTCTAGAACAACATCTTAGTCAACATCTGGATAACCACAAATAAAAAACCCCAGGATCTTTCGATGCCTGGGGTTCCTTGTTTCTAGTTACTTGCAGTTACAGTTACATGGTTCCCCGGCTAGCCCAATCGCGTCCATTACCAATAAAGCATGAGCGTGCGGCCAAGCTGAGATAGCTCGGTTGCTCATGTTTTGTTGTGGATACGACTATGGAGAACATTTTGTTTCTTTAAGTAAATTTAATATTTGTCTAGTATATATCTAAATTATATCTCTAGTCAACAGATTTTTGTAAAATATTTTTAGAAGCTGAAACCTAGACCAACACCAAATGCTTTTTCTTTGATGTCTTGACCTGAGCGGCTTGCGTTCAAGTTAACCGCAACGCCTTTAGCGACTGGGTAGCTGTATGTTGCAAATGCGACAGTTTGTTTTGTACGAGCACCATCTTCTGTAGAACCGACGCGCGTCTTAGCACCAGTCAATAGGAATCCTGGACCAACTGGCAAGCCATATGTTGCGCCAACTAGACCGTAATTGTAGCCTGCGCCACCATTGAACCCATTATCGTGGCCTGCACCAACGAATGGTGTAATGCCCTTGAAATTCACTTTGGTATTTGCTGCTGTCACTTCAACGCTGCTAAATGTGCCTGAGCCATCTTTGTTCTTAGCGTTGCGGCCTTGCAAACCCAACTGATAATCACCGAAACCTTTACCAGCACGAATGTATTGTGCTGTGCTGTCCTTGCCGCCATTACGTCCCAAAACGTTGTCAACATCTACAGAAACGTAGTCAGCTGCAAATGCAGAAGCGGAAGTAGCCAAGGCCAAAATTGCAAAAATTTTCTTCATTAAAACTCCTAATAAAATAAAACAAGACGTTTAGGGTGTAGTCTCACCACCTTCACCAAAATGTTCGAAGAAGGTTTCAACGAACAAAACTTGGATCTCTGCTTCTCTCAACATAGCCATTGTTATATCATAATGGTTATGTGTTCGAGATTTGTCTGGTTTGGGGGTCACAATTGTCTTGATACCCTTTTGAATAATACCTTTGGTACATTCATTACAAGGAAACAATGTTGTATAGAGTGTCGCTCCTCGCGTATCAGCGAAAGCATTATCCAGAGCATTGCGCTCTGCATGCGAAACGAACAAGTACTTCGTTTCCTTATCATCATATCTCTTAGCAAAATCGAATATGCCGCGCGGAAAACCATTGAACCCTAAGCTAAGCACTTGATTGTCGCTATTGACAATGCAAGCGCCTACCTTAGTACTTGGATCTTTGGACCACTGCGCCACGTGGACTGCCAGCTCATAAAATCGTGTATGCCACTTACCTCTCATAACCAAATCATCCTATATTATATTAGCAAGGTCAACTTATTTTTTATGACCAATGTTATATTTGGCTACCAATTCCCATTCATTCTTTTCTTTGAATGGAAGCACTTTTATTTGCGATAGCGGCGATACAGGATCTTTCGATTTCTGCTCGTCGACTAGCGCCACTAGTCCCCACTCGGCAACTAGGTTTGCAATTGTATTGCGTCTTGATAAATCATCTTCTGAGATGTTAGTCGGCTTGCCATCAAGCGCAAACAACTCTTTGAAATGTACTATGTAATATTTGCCCTGCTTATGTAGGATGTGGCAAGACTGAAAAAGGATCCTATCCTTCTTCGATGCAACCCCGATTCGCGTTAATGTTTCACGTACTTTTAAAAAATCATCTTCTTTGGCAAGCTTCACCTCGACTAATGAGTCAAGTATATTTGTCATTTTCAACTCCACTTGTTTGTATAGTTCTTATAATGGATAGTTGTTCATCAGATAATAACGGTAGTGCTTGCTTAGCCTTTTCTAGGCCATACTTGAAATGTTGCATAACAAGTTGTAAATCTGCACTTTCTTCCTTCTTTACCCACTTCGAAAAACGTTTTCCTGGTCGAATGCTATTTAGCAAGAAGTGAAATTGAAGCTTTTTATCGAGATCGCCATACTGGTTGATCTCGTTTACGTGCATTAGTGTGTCGGGGAAATATGATAGAGATCGATTGACTACGAATGGTACGTAGTCTTTCTCTGCTTGAATGTCGTCCTCAGATCCTGTCATTAGGTCCTTCTTCGACATATTGATAGCGTTTACAAAGTCAAAAGGAGTCATAATTATAGCCACCACTTAGCGAGGGCAATTCCATCGATAATGGCGAGAAGAGTATAGTTGGCGAGCATTCCGAAGGACCGTCGGCTATAAGCACAACACGCATAGATGGTCGTACCAATGACCCATGGAATGTATAGGTATTTAAGAGGTGGGTTTGGTACAGTGAGTGCCATAGCAAGCGAGCAGCTGATGCTAAGAACCCATGCGCCGACCTCTGCGCTAAAACGCAACCGGTTGCTCTTCCAGTCGTTTTTGATCCATTCGACCGTTGGGGCAAATATATCCAACATCAGACGATCTCTTCGATGATGCCAAGAGCTTCTGCAGCGATTATCAATGCACCAGCAATGGCGGCCCATTCGATATCAATCAACATCATCGCTATACCTGCTAGGATACGAACAGCACTCTTAGCAAAGCTGATGTGGCGATGCCACACTGGATCGGGATTGAAATTACCAATTTTAAACATCACTTAAACTCACATTCAATCATAATTTCCGTCATACATGCAACGAGGTTGATCTCTGTATCAACAACGAACGCTTGCTTGTATTGATATTGTGCCAAGATAAGCACGAGCTGCGCTACACCAGATGGTGTAAAGTGTTCATGTGCATGATCATAGAACTGCCTGAACAATACGCTCGGCTCCATGTCGATATGGTCGACAATCCATTTGCGCACGCCAGAGAAATCCTTACTCTTCATTGCCTCTACCAACAACTTAATCGATTCTTCCTGTGCGTTTACGAGAATGCCAATGTCGATTGTTTTGTTAGCATTCGACGAATAGCGCTGCAGCTCGTTTAACGTACGTCTGAAGTCTGGAAAGTGTTTCTCCACTACAGCAGCAACTGCCTTAGCTTCGAATGCAATTCCTTCCTGATTAAGGATATCAACAACGCGGCGGTAGAATCCAGCAGCTAGTTTTGGTTTCTCTGCAGACGGAATTTTAAAGTTGACTACACTGCAACGGCTATGCAGCTCTTTGATGATTCTGTTTGGGTAGTTGCAAGTTAGAATGAAGCCGCAATTCTTTGAAAACTCTTCCATAAAGTTGCGAAGTGCGGGTTGTGTAGAGTTTGCATTCAGATAGTCAGCCTCATCGAGGATAACATACTTACGACCACCAGACAGCGATACGCTTGAAGCGAATTGCTGAATCTCAAAACGTAACGTATCGATGTTACCATTCAAGCTACCGTTGACGATGATGTAGTCACAGTCAAGCTCTTCCAACATTGCTCGGGCGACTGTAGTTTTGCCAGTACCAGCACGACCAGTTAGCAATAAGTTAGGAATCACTCCATCATTAACGAACTGCTGGAATGTTCCCTTCAGTTCGGCTGGAAGTACGGTATCAGCTACAGTACGTGGACGATACTTCTCGACCCATAGGAAGTCATCACGCATTGTTACCATCTCCAAGCGATGCTACTGTCAACACGACATCTTCATACAACTTTTGGAATTCAGCTGTATCAGCAATCTCTTCTGAGAAGTTTTGTTTGTGATAGATGCGTGCCATTTTCTTCAGCATCTTTGGTTTCATTTCAAACTTCTCAGCAGCATCCTTGGTTGCTTCTTTCTGGAAGTCTCGTTCGCCACCAGCACGGAACATGCTAGCAGACATTTCATCTAGGTACCCGCGGAGGGCTTTCTTATCAATATCAATCATAATGTATTCAATCTCTCACGTAGTGTTTCAACTTGTGTTTGCAGTGATTTTACTGCTTCATAATTACCAGGCTTGCCCTGGAGGAGAATTATCGACTCCTCCAGTTCAGCGATGAGATCCTCAATCGCCTTAGCATCCATTTTACTCTTCTCTCGCGCTTTTATCAAGCTTTGCGCGTCCTGCCACCTCGGCTGCAAGTTGCGCTTGAATCATAGCACGCTTAAAAGAAGCACGATCGTGCTGATCTTTGAAAGGCATGAGTGCCAACATAGCTTTCGTTGTACCGCTCATTTTAAAATTGGATGTAGGTCTCATTATTTTCCTTGTGTTGAGGTTGATTCGGTTGCGATCCAGTATTCGACGTCTTCACATCTGAAGTGCGAGATGCCTTTGAACGAAATAGCAACATCGTAATCTGCTTGGATAATCTTCATGTTTTCGGCTCTGAAGATCATTTTGAATGTGTGCTCCGTTTCACCGACTTCAACAGCAAAGCTGTCGCCAGATGGGTTCTTACTATCGATAGCTTGCACCATAATGTTATGGCCATCGCCAACAACAGCAAGCTCAGGCATATTCAAAACGCCCATTGCCTTTTGCACTTTGTTCAATGCATCAGCTGGCAGTTTAAAACTAACATCTGCTTCGAATTTTGGTGTCTTGTCAGATGGCAGAACAATCATTGTTGGATCAGCGAACGTATAGTTCACCTTCTGAGATCCATCACTGATTACTGCATACTTGTCGTGGCACGTAAGTGATGGTTGTTGGAACAAGCTCATCACGCTCAGGAAACGACTTAGGTCATAAATCGCAAACTCGTTTGGCATTGCTTCTTTGATCGTTGCTTGAGCCAAGATCGTCTTTTGAGGACTCATTGTCCTCAAATTTTGACCTGGCTTAAACATGATCGAAGGATTAATGCTCGCAAAGTTTTTCAATATCGAAATTGTGCGTCCTTCAAGTTTCATTTAATCCTCACTTAGCCTTTGGCTTGCCGCCAATCTTGTTGACGTCTGCTGTAGCCGATGCACCGATCGATGCAAGGTCAGCCAAGCTGCCACCAAATACATAACTACCAACGTGTTGCAGTTGCATCCATGGACAGAACCACACACGACCACCCATCTTCTCTACGTTGTAGCAGAACATATAGTCTTCCGACAAATAGCGCTTGCTTTCTGGATCGATGATACAATCGAAATACGCGTGGATTTCACGTGTTCCATCGAAGTGCTCTGTACGGACATGATCTGGCTTGTATGACTGGTGTGGAAACGCTTTTGCGTAGTCCTCGAACGTCTTACGACGGACCATCATGAATCCAGTACCGATCTCCATAACTTCAACTGGAGCGCCCAATGGGATCTCACGTTGATTGCCTTTAGGATTGAACACATAGTCACCAACGAACTTCTCAAGAACGTTCGGGTCTTCATCTGCAACACCCTTATCAACAGCCATCTTGATCTTTTCCCAAGAGATACACTTCTTAGGGTATGGACCACCCATGACGTCATATGGACTTTCATCAGTCATCAACGTCAAAAGAGCCAAGACGTCGTTCGGGTTGAATCCGATGTCTGAGTCAATAAACATCAAGTGGGTTGCGCCACTGCGCAAGAATTCATCAACGCAGTAGTTACGTGCACGTGTGATCAACGATTCGTTGAACAAGAAGTACAATTGCAACGGGATTTGATACTTCGCGCAGATTGCAGAAAGGTCAGCAATAGAGCGAGTATACATCCCTGCACAAGCACCACCGTACATTGGTGTCGCCACGAATAGTTTCTTCTTTTGCAGGTCAGCAATCTCAGCTTTAATTTCCATTATTTAACTCCATATTTGTTATCATGTTCTTTACCCAACCCATAATCACCATCATAGCTGCTCAATGCTTCAGCGTCGAAGCTAAGGTATTGGCCGATGCGTGTTCCCTTTTTGATTCTTGCGTGGCCTACTGTCACGTGCAAGACTCCAGCCATCACGCCATGATATCCACTATCATACAATCCTGATGTAAGGAATAAGCCGTTTCTGTTTAGTGTCGACCGCGTAATGACCCAGCCAGCCTCATTGTTACCGACGTGAATGATGTTCTCCATCACAACTTCATAGTGACCTGGCTCGAGGTTGAAATAACCTTCTGGGTCTACTTTGAGTTCATATTCGGTGCCGCGGTGTTTCTTGTGCTCGTTTGAGATTTCAAACGGACTGGTGTTGATCTTGAAGACTTGACCTAGTCTCAAATCAACTGCGTTCGGTTGAACGTCTTCATTTGCAACATTCGAAAGTGTAGACTTCGAATTTGCGCTCATAATGTGCTTCATGCCCACTCCTGTATAATATTCTTCATAACAATTTCAGTTCTAATCTTCAAGTAATCTAGCGACCCATCATTCATAATGGTATGGTCTACCAACGAGTCGTTGAATTCACGTTCAGTAATATGGCCATCATATGTATATGACGGGCGCGTGATTTTAACGATTTTCGCACCGATGGATCGTAACATCGTGTACTCATTATCGAATCTAAGATCAGTAACTACCCACACCTTTTCAGGGTCGGCCTGTATTGTGTCTTGTACATACTTGTTGAATTGCTTGTCATCGTAATGACGCATCAACATTCCGATTTCTCGGACGACGTGCCTTCCTGCAATTGCTTGTGGAAGGTAGTCAAGACGATACTCCAAAACAGTACGCTTGAAGAGGTCGTACTGGTCAACCTCTTTCAGCTTAAAAATATCCATCACTGTTTGTTTGATGGGATCTGCAAACGCGATCGTGCTCGCAGAAGGAAACATGCCAGTAATCAGATTACCGACTGTGTCCTTACCGCTTCCCTTTGAGCCCGTCAGTGCGACGATTTTCAGCATAGTTTGTTGATATACTCAATGTTACTTCTGACGATCGACATTGCCGATTCGGATGCACGAGATAGACTGAAGTCGACCTCCGACTCCAACTTACCGTTGATCAATCCTGATGGCGAACCATCAAAATTAACTTCATTCAAACCAGCCCACACTGCTGCAGACGAATCCCATGAGTAGATGTAGTCTCTAAACCCAGCATCCTTCAATAGACGGATTTCGTTGGGGCCATCAGTCATTCCGAGGCAGTGGAATCGCTTGAATGTAGCAGGACTCAACAACCCTTGATCTCTCAAATGATTGAACATCCTCCAACGAGACAAGAACCGTTGAAGTTTGTAAGCATCATTACGAGTACCATCGCCGTGCTTCGATTCGTTGACGCCGAATGCGATTGGACAAGTCAAAATCGACATACCAATCAAGTCTACTTGTTGTGGATTTTCCAGTGCCCATCTAAAGGACTCTGTTACACCAGCAAGGTCATTCAATTCAGACTGTGGTACGTAGAACGTACCGAATCCAGCCATCTTTAAATCTTCCGACATGCGCAAACCAGCATCGCGAGTCTTGCGCCAGTCCTCTTTTGGATAGTCAGACATCACGATGACGTCAGCTCCACAACGCTTACCCATATCGATCAGTTTGGATGAGTCATACATCGGACGGCCTTGTTTGAACATCTCGAATGCAGAGTTGTCCATGATCTTGACCTTGCCATCATCGAGATTGGCGTAGAAGTTGGCGTACGCCTCATCTTCCTCTACTAAATGAGCAAGAAGCAGGTGCGCTCCATTATCATTAGTGAATTCTCCGAGGAACGGAGTAGGGGAAATATGACAGAAGCGAATTGGCGCGCCTTGTGATCTATCGATGTGCTTCATATTAACCTCCAAACACTTGTGGTTTGGTGAATACGATTCTGCAACCATTTTCTCCATCTTCAGAGACTTCGATTACATAATCACGATCAGGCCATTGCTTGCTGCACTTCTCGTACAGTTCTTTTGCCATCATCTCGCATGACTTATAGTCTAGTGCCAATGTTCCATCTTGATACCAGCTCTCCATCCAGCGCTTAGCTTGGATAAACTCAACATCACGATCATCATGGAACACTTCCATCTCAACACGGAAGTGGAAGATATGTCGGTGCGGTACACCTAGAAAGCTAACGTCAAGCCAATCACCTGTTGCAAGTTTTGGATCTGTTGCTGCTGCTGGGTATTTGTGAATTCCTTCCTTCTGAAAGGTAACCCAGATATATGACTTTGGTGGGGTAGTGATTGCCACTGTCGAATCCCCTGTCACGTTAATTGTATTCATTGTTTATATCCATCTCGAAATATCGTAACTGCATTTGTCTACGTTGAATGATACGTCTCCAACCCATTCATGCTGAATCAATGGTGATTTGTTTGGGACAAAGAATCCTTTCTCACCATAATCAAACTCCACTATCGGGTATGGGTTGTCCATTACATTCAACAACTCATTTACGTTCCACATACGCACTTTACCTGTAACGGATGCGTACTTATTTGACCAACCAGGGCTTACTGTAATATACTTCGTGGCTTTAGATAATAACAGAGCAGACGGCTTTCCGCTCTTATAATGTGTCTCGAAGAAATTGCCGAATCGATTTTCACCAGTAAACATCTTGGCTGAGAATTTAATTTCAACTGGATCGGTACCTAACATACCATCCCAATCTGTATTCTTTCCCTCAGTCAAGTCTACACTATACGATAACTTCTTCTTGCCGGCAACTAATTTAAGTAATGACTCTTCTGCCAGCTTCGACTTTTTAAATCCACCATTAGCAAGATCGCCCAACTCATATGTGGTAACAATCATGCTACACCTTTCACGTTGAAGCCCGCACAAGGCGGGCATTGCGTTTAAGCTGCAGCTGTTGCAGATTTGCGCGACTTCGATGCAACCAAGTGATACTTGGATGTGACACGGCCTTGGCGGTCGGTGTGCTTTTTCAATTGGATCTTATGGCCTTCAGCACGAAGGTTAGAAATCACTTTTGTTGGAGATGCAATCTTGTACATCGAAGTCAACTGCTTTGCAGACAACTCTTTGCCAGATGCTAAAGATGTAAGGATACGATTCTTTTGTGTCATAATAAAACTCCTATAATAAAATATTAACGGCCAGTTGCAGCGAATTGTAATTTCACGTTAGACATGAATTCCGCTTTAACTGAATCATTGTGAAACAGACCATGCACCACACTAGTCTGCGTCAAGCTCGAGTGAGCCATAACACCACGGTTCTCCATACAACCATGAGTTGCTTGGATGTATACAGCACAGTTCTCTGTATCCGTTGCCTTCATAATTTCCTTGGCAATTTGATTAGCCAAGTCTTCTTGCAACGTACCGCGACGG